TAAACTATAAAACTTCTTATTATACTATAAGTAGAGTTTACGAAAGAGGTATAAAAGCATCAAGCGGTATAACTTACAAAAATATTTAGAAACAACAATTATGGCAGATTTAAAACAAGAGTTAGCAAAAGAGTCAATAGATAGTTTCAACGATGCATTCAGCAGAAGATGCGACAACGCCTATACGGTAGGTAAAATCAAAGGCTTGTTGCGTGATCTGAAAGCTAGTCCTAACATTGGCCTTACGGGTCGATATGCTCAAATTGACAACATCATCGATGAACTAGACAATATATGCTTGTAATTCTACCCGATTAAACAAGCGTTGTGTTTTTTTATACAATACCCTATCTTAGCGATAGGGTTTTTTTTTACACAAAATCTAAATAAATACGTTATATTAATATGGAAATCAAAGTACAAATACCTAGCGAACTTAACGAAATAAATGTGCAGCAGTATGCTCGATACCTTGATATTGTAGAGCAACACGAAAAAATGCAAAAGAAATCAGAGAAAAAAACTAATATTTTTTACTTACTAAAAACACTAGAAATATTTACCGGTATAAAATATGAAGATGGTTTGTCGCTGAGGTTATCTGACGTCCGTAGAATTGTAGTAAAAATAGAAAAACTGCTATCTGAAAAACCAGACCTAACAAAAATATTCGAACTAGGCAATGTTGAGTTTGGCTTCATACCAAAGCTGGACGATATGACTTTTGGCGAGTATGTTGATTTAGATACAAACATAGGTAATTGGAACGATATGCATAAAGCAATGGCGGTTTTATATCGGCCTGTTATTAAAAGAAATAAAGACAAATATCTAATAGAGGAATATAGAGGCGACTCGTATCACGAGGCTATGAAAGTTATGCCGCTCGGTATAGCATTCGGAGCGCTGATTTTTTTTTATCATTTAGGGAGAGACTTGTCGATAGGTATGACGAAATTTTTGGAGAAAACGAAAACTCAGGAATCGATGCCGTCTCAAATTTTTCAAGAAAATACGGTTGGTATCAAAGCTTCTATCGTATCGCTCAGGGAGACCTTACAAGATATGAGGCTATAAGTAAGTTGAACGTAAATACCTGTATGTTGCATTTATGCTTCGAGAAAGAAAAAACAGATTTAGAAAATATGCAGATTAAAAATAGCTTTAAAAAATGAGTGTAGGTGTACAGGCTTTTTATCGAATTACAGAGAAAATAAAAGAAGAGTTGCTTTCTAATGAAAATATTAATACGGTTACTCGCGGCGACATCACTCAAATAGATTTAGCTAAACAGACAATATTTCCGCTAGCGCACGTAATGATTAACAATATAGTTAATCAAGAGAGAGTCCTGAATATAAACATCACAGTCTTCACAATGGATATTGTTGACTATTCTAAAGATGCTTCTCTCGACACATTTAGAAATAATGATAATGAGATTGACGTAATAAATACACAATTAGCGGTTGCAATGTTATTGATAGAAAAATTAAGATCCGGTCAAATGTACTTAGATAAATTTCAACTAGAGGGTACGGCAACGCACGAACAATTTAATGATAGATTTGAAAACCAATTAGCGGGTATAGCAACAACGTTTAATGTTTTAGTACAAAACGATATAGATAATGGAATTTGATAATTTAACACAAGCGTTAAGGCGCTACAGAGAACTTATAATTAAAGAGTCAAGAGAGGAATTATCAAGACTAGGTAAAAAAAACAGTGGCGGTTTGTATGATAAAATTAAACCTGGAAAAGTTATCGTACGGCCGAACAGCCTAGAATTCTCTATTAAGATGCCTTTTTATTCGGCTTTCGTAGATCAAGGAGTAAAAGGTGCAGACCCGAGCCGCGTGTCGCCTAATGCTAAAGAAAAAAAACAACAAGCGCCTAACTCGCCTTACAAGTTCGGCAGCGGAAAATATAGGGGAACTTTCGACAGCTTCGTAAGTAAAATGACAGATTTTGCTAAGCGTAAAAATATTAGATTTAGAAACAAAAAAGGTGAATTCGTTGCAGGCGGATATAGTTCAATGGGGTATGTAATAGCTTCAAACATTTACAATCGAGGCTTAAAACCTAGTCTTTTTTTTACTAAGCCTTTTGAAAAATATTTCGGGCAGCAAGTACCGCAAGAAATTACAGACGCTTTCGGATTAGATGTAAGTAATTTTATAGCGTTTATGATTAAACAAAATTTTATAGATAATGAGTAAAATAAATGCAAGGTCACCTTTTTACGCTTCGTTCAGCACGCCGACCAAACCTAGTCCTGAGTACACTTGTACAATAGCAAACGGAACAGGATTAAGCATAAGTCAAGAGGGAATAATAACAGAGCCACAATTCGAGCAAGGTACAATAGATTCTTTTACTAGTAGCGACTCAGGATTTGCTGACGGTAAATACGCAGTTGTAACAACAGATACTTTACGCACGTTAGTTTTTCGCCTTGCAATACCTAGCGGCTTTAGTAATTCGTCTGCTGGATTTTTAAACTGTACACTTACATTTACGCAACCTGCAAAGGTAACAAGCGGTACAACACCAAGTTGCTCAGGTGGGCCTACATCAACTGGCTCTATTGGTACAATAGCATTAAACTCAGGTGGTAAAACAAGTACTGTAGATCTATCATCTTTTTTTAATCAAGGTACAAGTGCGATAGCGGGTTTTACAGTTAATAATCCTTTTCCTAGTTTTATGCAAGCGTCTATTAGTAGTAGTACACTTACAATAACAAGTTTAAATAATGGTGGCACAAAAAAATTATACGTATCAGCTTTTGACAATGATACAAATACTTGTCGACCAACTCAAACTGTTACAGTAACGATAACAGCTAGCTCTGCCTTTACTTGTAACGATGCAAACTTAAAAGGTGGTAGTATTACGCAACCAGGTGTGCTTACTGACCCAACTTTAGTAGGTACAATCACAGCTAGAAAATTAACATCTGGTGGCTCAGCAATTAGTGGTCCGCCATATAACGTAGGCGCAAATAGCGCAACAGGTTCAACTAGTAAGACAATCTTTTTTGATGTAACAGTACCGTCAAACTACACAAACGCAGGTGCTACTATAGAATGTGATTTAGCAATACCACAAGCGGGTACAGGATTAGACGCTATGGATTGTGGAGATGTAACCCTTACAGAACAAGGTATATATACTGACGGAACTATAAAGAAAGGTAAAGTTACTATTAAAGGCACAGAGGGTACAATAGCTAGTTTTGACCCTGTCGCTTTCGGAATTGTAAGCACAAAAACAGATCGTAATATTGATTTTACTATTACTGTACCAAGCGGCTTTTCTAATACAGGCTCTAGCATTGTTTGTTCAAAAACAGTAGCGCAACCGCCTGAATTAAATGTGTGTAATTTTGACGGTGGCGACACTTACTATATTGATATGATTGCTTATTCTGATCCGCAAGAAATTTGCACTTTTGGCGTAGGTGTACGCGCTAGAACTGAGGTATTTTGTACTAGCGAAGAAATAGACACAGCTTACGGACATACAGTTTGTATAAATAATCAACCCTTTAAAGGTTTTAGTCAGTTTTACGTTGTAGATACTTTCATAAATAATAGTATAGCGAACACAAGTTCAGGAACGTTTTACATATGGCAGATAGGTAATAACGGCGTAATAGAAGATGTGTGGGAATATGACTGCGGCACAGGTGGACAAGGTACAGGAAATTCAGTAATATAATGGCAACACTTAAAACAGCAAATTTAGCAATATATATATATAGCGGAACGTCAGGAAGTTATAGTGATTCTGATTTAAAATACACTTTACAAAAAGAGATAATAAGCGGTGAGACTAAAATTGTTTTCGAGATTGCAGAACTCATACGTGATTATTTGCCTATGTCTTTTAATGACGATTATACTTCTGTGACTGTTTGGGTAACTACTGTAGCAACCTTGATTGACGACACCGGAGTAACCTTTACATACGGCACGCCTGTAACTACGACAAGTCTAGCTTTTGACGGCTACGGATATTACGAGGACGAAATCAATCCGCAAGGCCTTACTGATGCTTTAATTACTTCTAATACAATATATTTGCCTGAGGGCGTTGCAGGTAAATTGCCTTTGTACGCAGCGGGAGTCGGTAAAATTATTATAGATAGCGCTACAACTCAAATAACAGACAACGGTAATTCTAATCAAAAAATACAATATGCCACAATACCGGCTGACAGCTCAACAATACAAGTATATGCGACAGACGATACAACGTTAAAAAAAACAATTACAGTCGAAAATATATGCGAACCGAAATTCACAAATTACAAAGTTTCATTCGTGAACAAATCAGGTGCATTTCAGGATTTGTATTTTTTCAAAAAAACTGTAGAGAGTATGAGTGTAACAGACGAGAAATACCAAAGCAATATTATAGATAATTCGACGGTAACTTACAACACTTATAAGTCGCAGCAAACTAGATATAATGTAAACGCAAAAACTAAACTAAAACTAAATACAGGTTTCATAGACGAAGATATGAACGAAACTATCGAAGAATTGTTTTTGTCTAGAAATGTATGGATTCGATTTGAAAATAAAACGCTACCTGTTATACCTACCTCAAAAGAATTGTCTTTCAAAACATCGTTAAACGACAAACTTATAAATTACACAATCAATTTCGAATTTGCATTTAACAAGTTAAATAATGTCAGATGATAGGTTTACAACTTTACGTAGAGAATCAGCTTGTAGAATTATTTAAAGATGAGAGTATAACGCTTACTCAGACAATACAAGACGTTCGAAATATTGACAAAATATTTAGCGATTTTAGCAGGACTTTTAATGTGCCGGCAAGCGAGACAAACAACAAAATATTCAAGCATTTTTATAATTACGAAATTTTAAACGGCTTCGATGCTCGAAAAAAAATAGATGCTGAATTATATCTTAACTATAAATTATTCAAAAAAGGAAAAGTAAAACTAGAGGGTACGACTCTTAAAATAAATAAACCGCATACTTATAAACTAACTTTTTTCGGCAATACAGTAAATCTTAAAGACAAAATCGGTGACGCTACTTTAAGTGATTTGCCTAGTTTAACGTCATTAGAATTCGAATACTCAGACACAAACATAAAATCTCTATTAAGTACAGCTTCATCTAAACTTATGGACGGCGTCACGTTTCCTAACGTACTACTCGTGCCATTAATTACTCACACAAAAAGACTAATTTACGACTCAGGTACAGCTGTTGCGAATACAGAATCTCTAGCTAATATCGCTTTCAACGCAGTAGGCACAAACAAAGGTGTAGAGTTCGACCAATTAAAACCAGCTATAAGAGTACACGCTATTATAAAAGCTATAGAACGTAAGTTTTTTTCTGACGATGGTTTCAGCTTTACTAAAGATTTTTTTTCTAGCGCAAATCCGAGTTATTACAATTTATATTTATGGTTGCATAACAAGGTCGGCGGTATGTTTAGCGACCAACCAGAACAAGTAAAATTTAGTAGTTTTAAACTAGCAAGTAAAAGCGGAAGCAGAAAAAACTCGGTAATTGACCTATACGGTAATTATTTTATAAATAAAAGTAGGTTGTCTAGCGGCCTTCATAATCGTAGAGTAAGGCGTTTAAGGTTTAGCGTTGCTGTCACAAATCAATCAGCTAAATACACTATATATCTTTACAAAGACGGCGAAGAATTTAAAAGTTATAAAGACCTCACAGGCGATAGTTTCCCACAAGATTATTTTATAATACCTGACGGAACATTCACCTTTGCTGTCGAGTCTGAAACAGTAGCTACTTTCACGATTAGTCCACGTGTTGAATCAAAATTAGGCTCGATTGGTTTTACAGCTACAGCAGTAACAATAACAAACAAAAAAGTACAAATTGTAGAGCAGCTGCCAAAAATTAAAGTAATTGACTTCCTAACAGGAATCTTCAAAATGTTCAATTTAACAGCTTTTATACAAGACGATAAAAAAATTAAAATACAAACCTTAGATAATTTTTACGATACTAATACTGTATTTCGAGACATTACTGAGTTTGTAGACAAAGATACTTCAACAGTCGATAGTGTGTTGCCGTATAAACAAATTAACTTTAGTTACAAAGGCCTTAAAGGTTTTATGGCTAGTAATTTCGAACAAATATTTAATCGTGCTTGGGGTAGTCTGAAATTTGCTGCAGGTGAAAAGTTTGACGGAGAAATATACGAAATCACTTTACCTTTCGAACATTTTATGTTTGAGAGATTAAAAAACGTAACAGGCGGTGCAAATACATCAATACAATGGGGTTGGAGTGCTGACGAAAAACAAAGTGCATTTTTACCTCAACCGCTTCTATTCTATCCTGTAACAAGTTCAGGGACGAGCATCAGTTTTTTAGACCAAGCAGGCAATGATTCTGAGGTCACTTCTTATTTTGTGCCGTCAAATTCTTTGTATTTAAGCAACTCTCTAAGTGATGACTCTAGCGATAACATTAATTTTAATGCAGAAACTAACGAATATCAAGGTGTATCTTTTAACAAAACACTATTTGAAAAATATTACAAATCATACATCGAGGACATTTTTGACATTCGCAGGAGATTGACTAGCGTAAAAGCATATTTACCTGTGTCTGTTTTGCAAAACCTAACGCTGGCAGATAAAATAGTTATATTCAACAAAGTATATAAAATAAACAAAATCGTAACAAATTTCGAAACGCTTTTAAGTGATTTAGAATTAATAAATACTACTACAGAACAGATACCTATTGTGCCGGCTAAATTTATTAAAGTAGATGACGCGCTTACAAATCTAAGAGCAGACTCAACAGAATACACCGTAGACAATTCTACAATTACAGTAGACACTCTTAACAATATAGAGGGATTAGAAGAATTAAGCACTACAGAAGTTGTTCCTGAAGATGTAAGCGTGCCAAATATACCACAACAAATCGAAAGAGATGTACCGCTTACAGTAACACCGCCTGTATTAACTTATTTAACTACAGCGCCGACAAGTTCTATTGTCACAATATCATTTACTGTAACAACTTTAGGGAAAGTAGGCACTACACCACAGATTGACGAATACGGATTTTTCTATTCAACGACAAAGTCGCATCTTACATCAACAGACATAGGGACTTTAAAAACCGGCTCAGCTACGAATGTAAAGTACGAAACTACACAACAAAATAGAAACACCTTGTCAGGAGATATTAAGTTTCAAGTCACAGGCCTTTCGGCGGGCGATACTATTTATTACAGATTTTATGGGCGAACAACAACAAACACAGCGTTTAATATCGCAAGCGGAGAATCTTTAAGCGCTATATTGCACGAACAAGCTACACCGAGTCTAAGTTTCACAACAACTACGTCAGTTTATTTATATAATGTTTTTAAAGCTGACGGCAGCGCAAGAGGCTCAGGAAATACAACCTTCAGAATTAAAAATGGTGATGGCACATTCTTCGATGTACGAGGCTTTAGTGGCCCGAGTTTATTCTCTTTTGTTACGCCTGTAGTAATTGAGGGCGATGCGGTTTCGTATGAGCAAAATTTCTATGGCGGTAATTTTACAGGTATCGGCACTCACAATACAATGCACCAATTTGATGTACCGACAAATAATCAATTTGAACGAGATTTAGAGACTTGCGGATATGACGCTACAAGTAGAGAAACAGCAGAGGGATATGCTAAAAACCCGTCAGAAACAGGCTCAAGTTTACCTAACGGCACAAAACTTACTCGGCTTGCTTTTTATAACCAAGGCGAAACTACCGAAACAGATTTTGTTTGTCAAAACTTTAGGCCTTTAAAAGAGGGTTTTGGCCTAATGCAGCTACCCGATAATCAATTCGGTGTTTATCAATTAAATACTGAGAGCAATAAACTTTTATATGCGCCAGACGGCTTTTATGCCTTTTACGATTGCAATCAAAATGGTTGCTACGCTCCGGGTGAGGGCGTTTCCGGCGCAGTAGTAGACGGAATAGTAACAAAAGTACAAACATTTTACTAATGATAGATAATATAATGACATTGCTAGAATTAGCAAAAGAACAAGACATCAGAAGCGAAAACATAGACACCGCATTAGGTAAATACAAGCTGCCATTGTCATATAGCGATATAAAAAACACACTAAAATTGAAAAGATGAGAGAGGAAGTAGTCAAGCTTACAATGAAAGTCGGCGAAGCAAAAAAAGCTATTGGCAGGCTAGGTGATGAAATGGAAGATTTCAAAAATGAAACACTAGAGTCACAAAAAGCTATACAAGAAATTGGAAAAACAGGTAATAAAGGTATTTCAAAACTAGGCAAGGCAGTTAAGGGTGTCGGCAAAGGTTTTAAAGGTGCAGGCCTCGCAGCAAAGGCATTTATTGCAGGTATAGGATTAAAGATATTCGAAAAGTTTACAGAGGTATTGATGCAGAATCAAACTATTGTAGACGGACTGAGTGTTGCATTCGGCACAGTATCTACTGTTTTGACAAAATTTATTGACGGCATAATCGATGCTAGTAATGAATTTACTGCGCTAGGAGATATCGTAAAAAATTCTGTTATGATACCTATAAATTTGTTAAAGACTACAATTTTTGGCATACAAACAGGAATACTACGTGCGCAACTAGCTTGGGAAGACTCATTTTTAGGCGGTAAAGACGCAGAAAAAATAAAAAAACTACAAAGTGAAATAGATCGTGTAGATGAGAAAGTTGTAGGCGCAGCGTCAGGCCTAGTTGATAATGTCGTAGGCATAGGCAAAGGGTTTATACAAACGGGTAAAGAATTAGGCGACTTTACAAAAAAAGCCATAGAAAATACAGGCAAACTTTCTGCTACGCAAGAACTTGCGAATCAAAAACGTATACAACAACTGCGCAACGAGACTACTTTAGCTCTTGCTGAAAACGAAAAATTGCAATTCGAGTTTCAATTACAAGCAGAGAGGCAAAGACAAATTAGAGACGATGTCACAGCATCAATAGAGGAAAGAACTAAGGCTAACGATAAGTTAAAAACTGTATTACAAGAGCAATTCAAATTACAAATAGAAAATGCTAACAAAGCATTAGAATTGGCACAAGCAGAATTACGAGCTAACCCAAAACTAATTGCAAATAAAGAAGCGCTTATACTAGCTGAGAAAAATCTCGCAGACGTAAAAGAAAACATCGCAGGATTCGAGTCAGAACAGAGAGTAAATGCAGAGGCTTTAGAAATTGAGGCAATCGATTTAATAAACACTAAAAAAGAAGCAGAAAACGCAAGGGCAATAGCGAAGAAAACTGCTAATGCAGAAGAAATAGAAGATGAATTACTAAAACTACAAGCGCTGAAACGTATTTCAGAGGAAGAGGAAGCGCTAGAGGTAGAGCGTATGAATAACGAAATCGAAAGATTAGGTATAGGCACGCAAGCAAGACAAGACGCAGAGCAAAGATTGCTAGATTTTCAACAAGAGAAAGACTTAGAACAACAAGATTTAAACAACCAAATTTTTGACGAAAATGAAAAAAGAAAAAAAGATGAAGAAGATTTAGAAAAACGTGTTGCTGAAGTAAAAAAAGCACTTGTAATGGACGGGTTGAGTTTAATAATTGCAGCAGCAGGCGAGGGAAGTAAAATAGGTAAAGCAGCAGCAATCGCCCAAGCTACTATTGCAGGTATTGAGGGAACTATTAATGCATTTAAAACAGCATCAGCATCCTATATTACATCAGTATTCCCTGCATATCCATTTATACAAGCAGGATTAGCTGCAGGATTTGCTGCTGTTAATGTAGCTAAAATTAAATCAGCACCGGCAATGGGTGGCGGCGGCGGCGGCGGATCGCAACAACCGCAACAACAAGCGCCAGCTTTCAACATTGTAGGTGCAGCGCCTGAGAATCAATTAGCGACAGCAATCGGTCAAAATGAACAAGAGCCTGTCAAAGCATTTGTTGTCAGCGACGATGTAACCTCAGCACAAGCACTCGACAGGAAAATTGTTGACAATGCTTCAATATAAATACAAATCACAAAAAACGAACGTTATACAAATATGAAGATAGTCGAATTAATCATAGACGAACTAGATGAAAATTCTGGTATTGACGCCATAAGCTTAGTTGAAAACCCAGCTATCGAGGAAAATTTTCTTGCGCTATCGAAAAATAAAGAATATAAGTTTGCAGAGATTGATGCAGAAAAACGTCTGCTGATGGGCGCTATTTTAGTTCCTAACAAACCTATATATCGCAAAGACGGCGAGGAAGAATACTACATTTATTTCACAAAAGATACTGTAAGGAAAGCCGCAGAATTATACCTCACAAAAGGCAATCAAAATAATTCAACTTACGAACATTTTGAAAAAATTAACGGTGTGTCACTTGTCGAATCTTGGATTGTAGAAAGTAAACAAAAAGACAAATCAGTTTTGTACGGTATGGACTTACCTCTAGGCTCTTGGGTTGGCTCAGTAAAAGTATATAATGACGACATATGGAACGAATACGTTAAGAGCGGTGTTGTTAAAGGTTTCAGTATTGAGGGTTATTTTGCTGACAAAGCAGAACGGCCTAACGAAAAATTTAAAGATGAGTTGTCACAAGAAATCGAGGCCGGTAAAAAACTACTAAAAATAAAAGAGGATTTAGTAAGATATACTTTCGAAACATACAACGATTATCCTGACTCGGCTAGTAATAATGCAAAGCGCGCAATCAAGTACAAAGAAGAAAATGCTAGTAAATGCGGAACTAGAGTCGGTTGGACTAGAGCGAGACAACTCGCAGAAAAAAAAAATATTAGCCGAGACACTATAGCTAGAATGGCAAGTTTTAAACGCCATCAACAAAACAAAGACGTCCCTTACGATGAAGGATGCGGCGGCTTAATGTGGGACGCTTGGGGTGGTGCAAGCGGAATAAATTGGGCGATGAATAAACTAAAATCAATCAAATGAAGCGTTATAGTTCACCTAAAAATTCTAAACGAGGATGTCTGTGTAAAGACGGAAGAACGTATCACAGGAAGTGTTGTGATGGCTCTTATCAAGCGCAAGGCATAGGCAGAATTACCAAAATTTCTAACTAGAATGCAAATCTGTTTTTTTCAACGTTATATACATATAATTAGTTAAATAATATTATTTATGAAACCCACTGAAATGTTAAACAAGATTACATCGCTTTTAAGCGCGAAAGTCGAGTTAGAAGAAATGAAGCTCGAAAATGGTACAGTCTTACAAGCAGAGAATTTCACAGCGGGGGAAAGTGTATTTATTGTCACAGAAGATGAGAAAGTGCCTTTACCTGTCGGAGATTATGAAATGGAAGACGGAAAAAAACTAGTGATTGCTGAAGAAGGAGTCATCGGTGAACTCATCGCTGATGACGACGAGCCAAAGGAAGAATCCGAAGAATTAGATTCACAAGTTGCTACAGGTTCAGAGCCTAGAGATTTAGAAGCAGAAAAAGACACAGAAGATGTAGTTGAAAAACCTAAATCAAAATCTAAAAAAGATTTATCAGATGAAACTGAAGTACAAGAAGAAGAAAACCTCGAAGAACAAGAAGAAGAAAAAGACGAGATGAATAAAATTGTCGAGGAAGTAGTAGCAGCAATGACACCTATCATTGATGAGATGAAACAAGAATTGGCTTATGTAAAGGAAGAACTAGGCAAAATGAAAGACGAAGAACTTGCAAAGCAAGAAGTCAAAGAACAACTAAGTAAAGAGCCTGCAACAAAAGCAATCAAACATAATCCGGAATCAAGTACGGAGAAAAAGCTTAATCTATTAAGCAAGAACAAGAAAGCCAATTCCACAATGGATCGGGTTTTACAAAGAATGTCTAATATTAATAAATAACAACAATGGCAACAACAACAACTTTTTCGAACGATGTACAAAGAAAGTTCGAAACACAAGAAGTGCTTACAGAATCAAAAGCCATTACTGCAGCAGACAGCGGTAAGACCTTTTTAATTTCTGGGACAGGCTACACAATCACACTACCTGCAGCAACCGCAGGAGTTACCTTCAAATTTAGGGTAGTAGCGGCTTTTAGTACTGATACGGTTATTCAAACTGTGTCTACTGAAAGAGATACAATAAGTGGATCATTGATCGTTGCAGGTGCAGTCGTAGACGCAGATGCAGTTGATCGTGTTACATTTGAAGACGGTGCAGAGAGAATCGGAGATTTTATCGAATTAACTTCTGATGGCTCTGTATATACATTATTTGGAAATGGTGCGCAATCATCTTCAATTACTGTTGGCGAACTATAATAATAATCTTTAATAAATTTTAAAATGGCAACAACAACTTCAATAACCACTACATACGCTGGTGAATTCGCAGGCGATTACATCTCTGCAGCACTACTTAGTGGAACAACCTTGGCTAACGATTTAATTACAATCAAGCCGAACATCAAATACAAAGAGGTTATGAAAAAAGTCGCTACTAACAGCATTGTATCTAATGCCACTTGTGACTTCGATCCTACCTCAAATTTAACACTCACAGAGCGCATACTACAGCCAGAGGAATTTCAAGTTAATTTGCAACTTTGCAAAAAAGACTTTATCTCTGATTGGGAAGCCGCTTCAATGGGTTTCTCAGCTTACTCTAATTTACCATCTAATTTTGCTGATTTCTTAATAGCTCACGTGGCTGATAAAGTAGCACAAAAATTAGAGCAAAACATTTGGGGAGGAACTAATGCAAATGCAGGAGAATTCGACGGATTTAGAACTACACTTTTGGCTGACGGAGATGTTACTGACGTAGGCGCAGGAGCAGCAGTAGATTCTTCTAATGTAATTGCAAAAATGGGTCTCGTAGTAGATGCTATCCCTAGCGCAGTGTACGGTGCAGATGACTTATTTATTTATGTATCTGCTAACGTTTACAGAGCGTATGTTCGTGCTTTAGGTGGCTTCGCTAGCAATGTTGGTGCAGCTGGTACTAACGATCAAGGAACACAATGGTTCAATGGCGGCGCTCTAACTTTCGACGGTATGAACGTTGTATTAGCGCAAGGCCTAGCATCAAACACAATGGTAGCTGCTGAAAAAAGCAATCTATTCTTCGGCACAGGTTTACTAAATGACACTAATGAGGTCAAAGTAATTGATATGGCTGACATCGATGGGTCTCAGAACGTAAGAGTAGTGATGAGGTTTACTGCAGGTATCCAGCACGGTATCGGTAGTGATATAGTACTGTACTCTTAATAAATAATTGTTAATCGAAAAACGGTGGGTAAGCCAAGTGCCTACTCACCTTTTTTTTAATACTATAAAATATGGCTTGCTTACTTACAAAAGGACGAGCGTTACCGTGTAGAGATGCTGTAGGTGGATTAAAATCTGTCTATTTAGTTTCTTATGGCACATTAGGCGCACTTACTGTTACAAGTGGAAAGGTTACTGCAATGGCAGGATCACCCACAGTTATGAAATATGATTTAAAAGGTAATTCATCATTAGAACAAGCAATAACAGGTTCAACTGAAAATGGTACTGTGTTCTACGAACAAACTTTAAATCTTACTTTGACAAAACAACAAAAAGAATCACAAGAAGAAATTAAACTTGTGGCTCAAAATAGACCGCACATATTTGTTGAAGATTATAATGGCAACTACTTTCTAGTAGGTGCAGTTCACGGTGCGGAATTAAATGCCGGTACAATTTCTAGCGGTGCAGCAATGGGCGATTTAAGTGGGTACACACTTACATTCAGCGCACAGGAAACAATACCTGCATACTTTGTGGATTCAACTGTTGTTACAGGTGCAACACAAGGTACTCAATTAACACCTTAATTTTTTTTATTTGAATTTGGTTAATGAAGAAAGGGCGACTTCAATGTTGCTCTTTTTTTTTCAACTAAAATTCATTTATTTTACGTTATATTAATATGAAGATCTTAACAACAAGTTCATCTGCGCAAAATATAAAGGTGATTCCGAGAGAATATGTCACAAGCGGCACTATGACGCTAGTAAACGAAACTACAAACAGCAGTAAAGATTATAGCATTACTGCAAGTACAGTCGATGATTATTTATCTTTTAATGTCACATTTAATCCTGTTCTTGTAGAAGGTGTTTTTTATAATTACACGCTTAAAAATTCTTCATCAAAAATTATTTTTAAAGACAAAATATTTTGCACAGACCAAACTATCAATCAAACAACTAATAGTTATTACTCTGTGAATAGTGGTGAATACACTACCGAGAATAGTTACGACGACGATTACATTACATTATGAGCATAAAAATAGTAGAATTAGCGAGTTATACTACGCCGGACATTATAGAATTAAAAAACAAAGATTATGTCGCTTACGGCGAGGATAATAATTATTTTCAGTATTTAATCGACAGGCACAACGGAAGTCCGACTAATAACGCAGCAGTCAACGGCATAAGTCAATTAATATTCGGAAAAGGTTTAGACGCAACAGATAGCAACAAAAAACCAGACGAATATGCTCGTATGAAAAGTTTATTTAACAATGATTGTGTTCGCAAGCTTGCACACGATTTAAAACTTTTAGGGCAGTGTTCATTACAAGTAATTTATTCTAAAGACAGAAGTCAAATAGTACAAGTTGAGCATTTTCCTGTTGAAACGTTAAGAGCAGAGAAGTGCAATGAAGATGGTGATATTGAGTCATACTACTACGCGCCTGATTGGACTAAAGTAAAACCAACTGAAAAATTAAAAAGAATACCGGCATTCGGGTATAGCAGAGAGGGTTTAGAAATATTATATCTAAAACCATACAGAACAGGTTTTCATTATTATTCACCTGTCGATTATCAAGGCGGATTGCAGTACAGCGAATTAGAGGAAGAGGTAGCAAATTATCATTTGAACAATATATCTAATGGCCTAGCGCCATCGATGTTAATTAATTTTAACAACGGAGTGCCGTCAGAAGAACAACGACAAATAATAGAATCAAAAATTAGAGACAAATTTAGCGGTACGTCTAATGCGGGTAAATTTATTCTAGCTTTTAATGATAGCGAAACACAACAAGCGTCTATCGAGCCTGTTCAACTATCTGACGCTCATAATCAATATCAATTTTTATCTGATGAGTCAATGCGTAAAATTATGGTAAGCCATAGGATTGTATCACCGATGTTGCTCGGTATCAAAGACTCAACAGGACTAGGCAATAATGCAGATGAATTAAAAACTGCAAGCACGCTAATGGACAATACAGTAATTAGGCCTTTTCAAGATTTGCTTGTCGATGGATTTAATGAAATTTTAGCATATAACGATATTACATTAGACTTATATTTCAAAACGCTACAGCCGCTAGAGTTTACAGATTTAGAAAACGCAATTACTAAAGAGCAAGTAGAAGAAGAAACAGGACAAAAACTGTCACTTGCTTCAAAGCTGATAGATGGCCGCATAGCATATGACACGAAAGAAGAAGCTATCGCAGTTGCAAATACAATGGGTTGTACAGGATATCACACACACGTATTAGACGAACAAGAATGGTATATGCCTTGCGAATCACACGACTTAAAAGACGAAGACGACCCTTGTCAAGCAGGGTACGAACAATACGGTATGAAAAAAAATAAAAACGGCCGCAAAGTTCCTAACTGCATACCTATAGAAACTGCCGAAGAAATACGTATGGCAATCTTAAATTCTCTCGAAAAACAAGGTGATGACGAGGAAAAACTTTTCGACGAGGGTTGGGAATTATTTGACGAAAGGCCTGTAGATTACGACAATGAAGAAAGTTTAAACAAAATGTTAAGCTTTGCATCAGTAGTTCCTAATAAGGCGACTGCAAAAAGTTCACTAGACGGCGAAACTAAAGATGGCAAAAAATATATCGTTAGATATCAGTATGCGCCGCTAGCAGTCAAAAACAACTCAAGAGATTTCTGTAGAAGAATGGTAGCAGCGAAAAAAATATACCGCAAAGAAGATTTGGACAAAAATAGCACAGCGAACGGTGAACTTGCAGCAAGTGGTGAAACTTCGTATAACATATTTTTACACAAAGGTGGCGCTAATTGTCATCATTTCTGGATTCGTAAGACATACTTATTCAAAGAGGGTGTAAAGCCTGACCCGAATAATCCTTTAGCTAAACCTATTTACCGCAGCGAAAGAAAAAAAGAGGGGATAAAGCCGCCTACAAAAAAGCAAGAACCTAACATTGTAGCGGAAAGACCTATAGACACACCAACAAAAGGATATAAAAGAAAAAGATAATGGCAACAGCACTATTTATAAAAAGATCAGACATTGTGAAACACACGATATTGAACGGAAATGTTGACACAGATAAATTTATACCTTATATTTTGTACGCGCAACAGAGCCATATTCAAAATTATTTAGGAACGAAATTATATGACAAAATTTCTACTGATATACTCGGCACAGGTGGTGCATCGCTTACAGGCGCATACTTAGAATTAGTTAATGACCATATTCAACCTATGTTAATACATTATGCATTTGCAGATTATATCGCAGACGCACCATATGATTTGCGCAACGGTGGTTTAGTAAAACACAGAACAGAAAACGGTGAAACGCCGAGTGTTGACGAGGTAAATGCTTTAATGCAAAGGTCTTACAAAAGAGCTGAATTCTATTTGCAAAGATTCCTTGACCATATGAGTTTTATTGATCCCTCTACAATACCAGAGTACTACACTAATCAAAATTCTGATATGTACCCTGACAAGGACACTAACCCTTTACCGATTTATCTAGGTTGATGATATGAAGTCCATAGAAATAAAACCTGAAAATCTAAAAAAATTAATATTGTTCGTAAAAAAACGTGCAAAAATTAAAAAAAAATCGTTATAATTATAAGATATGCCGTTTGGAGATGTATATCACGAAAGCTACTTTGGTAGTGTAAATGAAGCTAATGGATGGGGAGGCGTATATCCTTTCGATGCCGACGGAAGTTTTTTTACAGCAGATACAACTAAAGAAACAGCAGACGATACTACATACACATCAGACGCTACAGAATATTAAATAAAATACTATGGCTAAACAAACTATCAATATTGGGACGACCGCTAACGATGGAACAGGTGACCAACTTCGCAGCGCTTTCGATAAAATAAATGACAATTTTACGGAATTATATACAGATGACGCAGGAGATGTTAACAGTATAACAGCTACAGCACCGATTGCAAGAGATCAAGCTACAGGCGCTGTAACGATATCTTTAAATGATGCTGGAGTAACATTAGCTAAAATGCAAAACGTAGCCGCAAATAGCCTTCTAGTGCGTGATGCTAATAGTTCAGGTGTACTAACAGAAAAAGCCTTAACAGATACGCAAATATTAATAGGCGATGGCACAGGAATGACTGCAGCAGCTTTAAGTGGCGATGTAACAATGGCAAATACAGGCGCAGTTACAATAGCAAATGATGCAGTAGAACAAGCAATGATTGCTGACGATGC